AGATTAACTGTAGCTCCTACTGGAACGATTAGTATGATTGCAGATACATCTAGTGGTATTGAACCTACATTTGCTTTGGCATGGAAGAAACAGAATATTCTTGGGGGGCAGACCCTTAGTTATGTAAACAAGTATTTTGAACGAGACGCTAGAATTTATGGTTTTTATTCAGAGGAACTAATGGATTATCTAGCTGCTGGTGGTTCTTTACAAACTACTGAAGTTCCTAATTGGGTAAAGGAAGTTTATGCTACTGCTCCTGAAATATCTCCTGAAGATCATGTACTAATGCAAGCAGCTTTCCAAGAGTACGTAGATTCAGGTATTTCTAAAACTATTAATTTTGCTAATGATGCCACAATAGAAGATGTTGAAAATGCCTATGTATTAGCTTGGGAAACCGGATGCAAAGGGATTACAGTTTATAGGGCTGGGAGTAGAGAGAAGGAAGTTTTGGTAAAAGGCAATGCTGAAACCGACACTTTTGTAGATTATATTGATGAATCTCAGACATTTAGTATGCTCTCTGAAGAAGCTTGTTGTGATAATCCGTTTGTAGTTATGGAATCTGGCTGTGAGACTTGCAAGTCCTGTGGTTGGAGTGCCTGCCTGATTGCCTAGTTAATATAAATTATTGAGTATAATATAAATAGGGAGGAGCTTATGAGTGATGTAATTATTTATTCGGCAAGTTGGTGTGTACCATGTCAGACTGCTAAGAAATGGTTTGATAGTAAGGGAATCTCCTATGTTGAGAAACAAGTTGATTCAGATGACACTAGTATTATAAAAGAGTTTACAGAGGCAGGGTATATGGCAACTCCTACTATTATTATTAATGATCAAGTAATTGTAGGGCACAATCCAAAGAAATATGAGAAAGCTTTAGCGATGTAAAGGGGGAATAAATGCCCATAGGAAATTTGTTATCAGGGTTAGATCAACAGTACGTAGCACTAAATGATGATACAGGAACGTGGAGAATACTAAACACTTGGAGTGAAGATTTAAAATCACTGAATGCAGATGATGAAATACCTGATGATAGCACCGCTGTCACTGTTCTTTCTGAGGGGCAATTCATTGCTCTAATTAAAGAGGCTGGCAGACTTGGCGTTTTAGCCAATGCAACTATTGGAGGTTCTTCAGGTGACCCTGCTTTTGGGGAGGAATTAGTTAAACAGGATCAAGAAATTGATTCTTTGAGACAACAACTTTCTAGAATGCAGGAAGAGAAAGTACAGATTTTGAGAGAAACCTCTCATTCTGAAGATTATGAGCTAAAAGAAAAAGCAATGGAATCTATTTTGAAACTGGCAGCAATGGCTGACATGGCTAAATTGACCACTGTCAAGGACGAATAAACTATGAGACTATCTGAATATCTTCCTCAAGTGCCTCAAATGACTCAACAAATGACTGATCTCAATAAGCAGATTAGTCTATTAGATATTATGAAGGCAACTGGAGATACAGGGTCTGCTCCTACTATAGGTCTAGACCATGTAGTAAACACTTGGGTCAGACACCAAATGGCGTACAGGCAACAGCTTGTACAAGACTTACAAACTATTGCTATGTCTGTCGAAGAAATTAGGGGTCCACTAAGTCATATTACAGGTGAGGTTTTCCGTAGGGGTGTTGAGTTTATACCAACTGTTGAAGACCCTGATCCTGAGCAAAAAGAAAAACTTCAGAAATGGGTTGATGACTGTAATGTTTTTGATCAGTCTATGGAGGAAGTTCTAAGACAGTTTCACTTTGATGTTAACTCCTTAGATGACGGATTTCTTTATCTGGCTAAGGAATATAAAGATATTGGAGAGGGGGAGATATCCTCTCGACTAAAGGAAATCCGAAGACTAAATCCTGCACTAGTAGAATTTGATTTGGATTCTGCTGGGTTACCGAAAAATGCTCATTGGTTCTGCCCTATTCACAGAGAACGTTTACAGGAAAATCCGGGGATGTGTGAAGGGGATGATTGTCATGCCGAATTAGTTCCGGCTATGTATAAGTATTATCATCGCAGTCAGCATCTCTATTTAATGGATTCTGAAATTATCCACCTATCAAAATTTTCTCCATCAGAAACTTATGGGTGGAGTCCTATTTTAACAATCTTTGAAAAAGCACTAACCTTAGTTGGTATGGATAAAAATCTCTATAGATATTTCTTTGAGAGAAAAATGCCAGCGAGTATGTTAATGGTTACTACCGATGATCCAGAATCATTGAGAAGAGAACGTGAACATATTGCTGCACAAACAAGACTTGATCCTAACTACATTCCAATGGTAGCTGTATCTGCTAGAAACCAAAGAGGTAGAGTAGATATGGTTAGGTTATTCCATAGCTTACAAGAGATGGACTATCTTCCTGTAAGAGAAGAAGTAAGGGAAAGGGTTGCAGCTATGTGGGGAGTTACTCCAGCATGGCAAGGCGCACCTGAAGCCTTTGGTGGGTTGTCCACTCAAACTCAGCAGTTAGTTGTCATGAGTCGTGTTGTTGAGGGAGACCAAAGACTATTTCATGAAAAAGTATTTCCTCAATTATTAAGGTCTTTTGGAGTTACTGATTGGGAAATTCAATTACCTCAACCAGAGGAAAAAGCTGAGAATACCAGAATTAGTTTGACTCAACAGAGAATTCAAATAGTTTCACAATTTGCTCAGTTAGGCTTTGATGTAAAGCTTAAGGAGCAGAATGTTGCCTTAGATGAGGCAGAGTTTATTGTTTCAGGTGAAGCAGTTCCAACTGCACAAATGCAGGGAGAACAGCAGGCTATGGGTCTGGCTCAACAGAAACAACAGATGGAACAGCAAGAACAGCAACAAGAAATGATGGAACAACAACAGGCTATGGCTGGAGCTATGGGAGGAGAAATGGGTGGCGGTGGTGTAGAAATGGGTGGAGGAATGCCTCCAGAAGCCGGTGGTGGTGAGCCAATTATGGCAATGCAGAAAACCATACCACCATCACAAAGAAAATTTAAAGGACGTACCGGTGGAGTAACACCAGATTGGCATGATAAACATCCTGATGAAGAAAGGGATATTGATGAATATGCAGAAGCTAGGACAAATAAAAATGAACTTTCCCTTTCTAAGACATGGGTAGAATCCCTGCTTCTAAAAGGATTCAGTTCTCCTGTTATTAAGGAAGTGACTCCAGACCTGACACAGATGTGGTTTGCTCAAAGCGGAATAGATTATGTTGCTCAACTATCTCCTACAGGTATTACTGATGTTAGTAAAGCTACATTCGGTGATCCAACACGCTTTAGTAGGGTTCAACAGAAACCTCCGAAACCTTCAAATAACGGTGTGATTCCTTTAGATGACGAACAAGACTATTAATTTACAACTTAGTGTCTTTGATCTAATAGACCAATATTTAGCTAAACAGGGTTTAGGAACTCCTGCGCCTAAAGTTGGTTCACCAGAGTATGCCGGTAAAGGCAAGGTTTGGGACTATTCAAGTGAAACTGATCCTCCTGAAGATGCACAGATTTTATCTACTCCTAGAGGAGTTCCGTGGTGGCGTGAGCGTCAAAAACTTCAGGTGGGTATATCCCCTGCAACTGGAGAAGGTCAAAGAGTAACTGACCACTTTACACTTGAGGATCGAAAGTTATCAGCAGAAGCTATTAAGATACTAGGAGATGAAAATTCTTCTGATGCTGATAAAGAGACGGCTCAAAAGAACCTCATTGATTTAGCTGCAAAAGGTCAGAAATATGTAACTGACTTACTGAAGGAGAAAAACTTTGGTGATGTTTCTGTGGGTAGAAACTTTGGTATGTTTCAGAATGAATACGAACCAAGTCTCTATATTACAGGTACAATTGATCAAGATAGATATGATGAGTTTACAGACCTTATTGTAGATATTGCTGGTAAGGACTTTGATCAAAAACAAGTTATTGTACATACTGCTTATGATGGAGATGAGGACAACCCACCATTTGGTACCCTGCCTGATCCTAATGAGAAGGGAGAATCTATTGAACCTTCAATAACTTTAAAGTTTGAGCGCAAAGTTAGTGCTTCAAACTTTATTGAGTTAGGAAAAATTATTAATGATAACAGTGACGGATATATGGCATTTGCCGCACATCCAGATGGTATGGGAATTGACATCCTAAATTTATCCGTATATAATGATAATCATGAGAAATTTCTAGACTATATCGAAAGGGTGGTGACTAACAATGCGTTTAAAGGAATTGCAGGAACTTTGGAACAAGAGGGTATTAAGGCTAGAAGAGCAAGGACATTTGGTAAAGAGAAAGGAAGAACCGGAAGATTCAGCAACTTTGACCCAGACGCCCCAGAATACGACGGACTCCAAAGCTACAAAGGGTGGCATGGACATAGGGGTAATATTCAGTCAGGGAAGACAGGAGAAGACAGAGGAATAGATTCCCCTGTAACTAAATTATATAAGTTTGTACAAAAAGAACAACTGCCCCCCAATGCTGTCTATGTTTCTCAAGAAGAACCTCCAAAGAATTACGCTGGACCTATCTTCAATACAAAGCCCGGTGGGCAAGGGGGGGCAGACTATTGGATTCGTGACCCCTACATGCTAGATGAAGGTGAAGAGGTTGAAGAACATAGCGATTTACTGGATGAGTTT